AGGGTAATGATGTATAGCGTTTTTGCTATCGGGGAGGATAATAGAACCAGCCGTACCAAATGCACCCAATTCTTCGTATATTCCATGTAATGTTCGGTATGTATTGGACTTAGTAAACACTAATTGCATACGTTCTGTTACATCTGCCAACCATAACTGCACTGGTGGAAACTCATTTAGGTCAGGATCTGTTGTGCCTAGCCTAAACCACGGTCTTGCAGGGCTTGTAGCACCTGCCATCATGCCAGCACCCAGTGTCCTTAACGCTCTTGTACCAGTATTGTCATATATCGAGTTATGTCGTCTATGTCCTTTATTTCTGTCCTGTTCAAAATAGCGTCCGTTCCTTGGTAGTAAATATGTTGTTATTTCTTGCCAATGTGACCACCAAGTAGCCCTCTCTGATCTGAGATGACCCCACCTCGTCAGCAGTTGCTGTCTCTTGGTTTTCATTTTTTAACCACCTAATAATGTGTTGCCACCTAGATTTAAATCTTCACCTGCTACACCGCCTTGACCTGTTAATAATGTTCCTCCAGCACCTGCTCCTTGCCTTGCTTCTATACCTGCATTAATACCACTAACGTCTGCTTTCTTTCTGTTTGCTTTGTTTTGTGCAATTTCATTAGCTTCTTGCTGTTTCTCTGCTTGTGCAGCAGCTTTTTGATTAGCAGATTTTTGTTCCGCTAATTGTCTTTCTTGTTGCTTCTGTTGCTGTCTACCTTGTACATACTGAACTGCGGTACTGGCAACTGAGGCAACAACGGCTGTAACTACCATTTTTAAATCTCCTTAGAATACATGATCTCTTGTACACCATATTTTAGTTTTGGTAGCAACTCTGCTAAAGCGGTGTTTTCTTTAGCGTGCCATAACATAAGTTTACAGCCTTCAGATCTGGCATGATCTTCTGTTACCTTCAACAAACGCAAACCTAATCGTCCACCTCTGAACTCTTTTTTGACAAACAAAATGTCATTCTGAGCAATTCTTAGGTCAGCATAATGCAGGTGATGCATCATTATGTTCATAGAATAACCAATACAAACATCATCTCGCATTGCTACATAGATGAATAACCATCCTGTTGAATTTAATGCTTCATACAGTTGGTAATTTGGTTTTAGTTTCATCACTTGTTTGTTGCGAGCAATTTCTTCGTAATGCTCTTCAAACAATGGATCTCCTAAAACTTTAAATTCATCGTAGGTGCAGAGTCTAATCTCTGTTTTAGGTACTCTACTTTCGTTTACAGTAGCTGTAGATTTGTTAGTTACGGTCACACTAGTCATAAAGGATATTTAGTTACACAATCAAATATTATATGCACTCTGTCTGTCGTGCCAACATTGTCCGCAGTGTGCATTTTTTTATGGTTAAACCACCAAACGTCACCTACCTCAAACTTTTGCTTTTGATCTCCACAAGTTTGGCTACACCACTCGTTAGATGTGACTACTAAATGGAATCTGGAGTAGTGATCTGCATACGTTCCTTGGTCATTATGTTTAGTTACATGACCACCATGCTTAAGATTGACAATAAGTACTCTACCCATCTCTTCTGCCTCTAGTTTTTCTAATATTGGTCGCATTAATGGTACTAATGCTGGCTTCAAATATTCCATACTTGGATAGTCATACGATCCTATGTCGTACATGACGTAATAAGGTGTCATTTTTAGTGGCCCTCTAACGTATATTGACTCTGTGTCTTTATGTGGTGTGCCAGTAAAATATTGACGATGTTGTATTTCCTTCCATAACTCAGGTTTGGCATTAAGTAATTTGATTAATGGTTTTACATCTAAACCATCTGCTACACGAACAAAGTTAGATTCTGCTGTATGGGTCATATTCCACCTTCTGTTTGCTTTCGTTACGTCTTTTGATGTATATGTCCTCCATTTCTTTCTTGGCCACTGGCAGCGCAAAGGTTAGTGCTAGTGCATCTGCTAAATCTGGTGACCCTGCTCCCTGCAATCTCTTCTTAATCTGATCCTTACTTTCCAATACACGCCTACCTACATTGTCGTACCAATATATCGGTGTTGCTAACTCTTGTTTAAGAGCTATGTCATTAGGTATTGCACCGCCTTCTTCTATCCATTGCTTCATTAACCACCACATCTCACTTCTACGGTTGATGTACTGCTCTGGTTTGATTGCCTTGCCACCAAATGGTATTTCGATAACATCGTATTTTAGTTGCCGTAGTCTGTCGATTACACCACTACCAGCACCTGCATCACAGAACACTGCATCTGGGTTATGCTCCTCTATCAGATTGGCTACTCTGGTTGCCAGTTCCATGTTGTCTATACCTCGATATACAACAGGCTTGAATGCTTGTCTACCTTGTCTTCTAAACACTACAGAACGATCATCCCCAAATCTGGCAGGGTCAATTCCAAGGATTACTGGAAACAGTTTGACATGGTCACTCTGATATACACGTTTTGCTGCGTCTTCTGTGTCTGCCAATGCAATTAACTGGTCATCACCTTGGGCAGAGAAATCACATAGATACTCCCTTGCAAATGAAGTCTCACTCATATCACGTTTAAGACGAGTTACCTCATTGGGATGTAGTGAGTCAGTGTCATATACCGTGTACCTTGATGCTGTCCATCCGTCCTCGTCTATGGCTTTGTAATACAACTCAGAGAACAAGTTAATGCCACTTGGTGTACCGATAAATATCGACCAACCAAGACGGTCAGATAGTGCAGGTTGCACTATGTCTGTCCATAGCTCGTTCTTTAACTGTGCGACCTCGTCCATGACTATGCCGTCCAGACGTAATCCACGCATGGCATCGGGATTGTCTCCACCAAACAATCTGATAATCGCTCCATTATGTTTAAACCTGACCGATAGCTCACCCTCGTTGATGTCGATTACAGATGTCCTACGCAATGGTTCTATCTTCTGCTTTAGTCTTGCCCATGCAATCGCTTTTGCCTGTCTCAGGAACGGTGCAACATAGACAAACATGGCTAGTTCCTTGTCTGTCTTCATGGCCTTATCTATTAATTCCATTATTGCGAGTTCAGTTTTGCCACTACGTCTGTGGAGTGCATAAACGCTAAATCTTTGTTTCTTTATATGGCATTCTTTTTGCCACGCTCTTGGAGTGTAATCAAGACTTATTAATGGCATTCTCACTGTTGAGGTACACCAGTGCTAACAGTTAACGAAACACCTCCAGAATGCTCTAGGTTTGTCTTCTCTCCCCATTTCTGTGGAAACCACTTAGCCAATAGTTTTAACCTGATCTCAGCCCTGTTCTTAGTCCATTGCACATAAGCTGGATCAATCCTTGGATTATCTCCTCCAGTTTGCGCAGGTAATTCATCAACCATTTCTAATATTTCATCTGCAATCATGTCTGATCCTGTCTCGCGTGCGCGTGCGAAGCGTTCAGTAAATTCCTTATCTTTATTTAACCAATTATAAATAGTAGTAAAAGAAGGTTTACCTTTTTGTCTGCAATAAGCACGCAAAGTATTCCCAGAAGAAATCCAAAACAAAACTTCTTCAACAATATTAGGATCAGGTTTCTCTATAGGCCGTCCTAATTTTGTAGATTGTTTTCCAACGGTCAGGAGTTTGCCCTCGGATTTGGTATTTTGCAATTTTTGCAATTGTCCCCCTTGGTAAAGAAAAAATAATACTAAGAGTGCCGTAACCTAAACCTTCTTCCCTTAATTCTCTAATAGCATCAATAACTTGATCACTAATACTAGAGTTATGATGAGAAGAACCGATACGGTAGCCTAGATCATTAACAGCAATGTATTCTCTAGTAACCTGAGTGATTGCTGTCATTAATTAATAATAAATTATTCAAAATATATATAAATATAACTAAAAAAGCAACGCTCTGAAATTATTTACTTGACATCTGTTGGATTATATGCAACACTATATATAAGTTCAATCATGAACCCATTGTCACTTACTAATTTCAAATTAACAACACAATGACATTCACAGCAAAAAAACCAGCAGTCAAAGTCGAAGATCAAATTCTTGCTGACTTTATGGAATTATTAGATTCAGATAAGCTTGATGCTTGCTGGTCTAAGCCTTGGACAAATACAGAGTCTAAGGGTCAGC